TCTTTTAACTCGGTCGGGCTGAGTTTATCGATCGCGGCCTGCAGCTTTTCGCCCTCTAAATTATCGAGATAGGCAAATTTGCTCTCATCGGTATGTTTCTCGGCCGACGGTTTGCCGGCCAGGGTTTCCGGTGGCCGCTTGCCGGACTCTGCCGCCTTTGCCTTTTTAAGGGCATCGGCCGCTTTCTCGTCGGCGCTCAATTTATCGCCGCCAGCTGGTCGGCCGTTGTCGGTCGATCCGGATCCTGGGCCCGCCAGGCTATCGATCTCGGATGATACGCGCCTGTGCGCCTCGGTCAAAAGGTCAAAACCTGGGGCGGTATTCCATTCATCGTCGGCTAAAAGCGCGTTTACCTGGGCCGCAAAGGCACCGTATATCACCTGGGAGTTATTGAGCTCCGCATTTGATTGCAGATACCAATCGCGTTCCCACTGCCAGCGTTGTTCGACGGCGTTAATATTTGTCATTTCCGCTTGCTCATGGTGCCATATCAGCTTTTCGAGCTCTAAACGGCCGTCGGTATATTTCTCGTAATCAATATCACCATCATCAAATTGAGTTTTAAGGGTTTCAAGATCTGTTGAAATCTGCGTTAGATCTTCATCGGTTAATGTTTCCGCCATTGGGATGAAATGGTCGGGTACTTTTTCCGACGGTTGAGTATCGCCGGCTTTCTCGTCACCCTCGCCGCCGCTGGCCTCCGCCGCCGCGGCCTTATCGGCCTCGTTCTCATCTTTGGCATCGGTGGCCCCCTTATCGCCGGACTTGTCGGCATCCTTGCCGGCTGCGTCCTTATCGGCGCCCTCGGCGCCTGTGTCGGTATCGTCGGCCTCTAAGGCCGCGGTTTCTTCCGGAGATAAACCAATATCGGCCAGCTTTTCCTTATCGGTCCGGCCGTCGCTTTTTACTGCCTTTGCCTGTTCCTCGGCTTTTGCGTTCATAGTAATGCCTCCTGGTCTTTGTTAAGGGTTAATCTTCAAGGGCCTCGCGCATCCGGTCCTTGCGCTCTTGGATCTTATCGAGTACGCCGCCCACTCCGCCGCGGGGTTTCTTTTCCTTTTTCTTTTTGGGCGGTTGCTGCGAAATCGGTTTTTTCATATCGCCGCCTGGTTCCTTTTCGGGCGGTTTAGGCGGTACGATCTGACGCATTGTCGGGCCGGTCGGTGGCTTAACTTCCGACATTTGCTTGCGCTTTTTCATGTAGTGGCCATACAGCTTTTTGCCCATACCATAAATATCTTTGACGTTTTGTACCAGGCCTGGGTTCTTTTTTTTCTTTTCATCGTCTGCCATGTTGGGGCCTCCTTAATTCATGCGCGATCGGCCGCGCATATAGATTTGATGTTTCTTATTTTTATTGCGGGCTTTATCTACACCCGAAATCGTGCCTTTATTCCTGCTGGCGTAAAACACGCGCTCGCCCTGGTCCTCGCCGTACTGGCCTTTCATGGCCGACATAATCTTGCGGCCTTTTTTAGTCAAAGGCATGGCCTACCTCTTAATATTTGTCGGTGCGATCCTTTACTGGATTTTTACCTGGCATATCCTTTTTGCTTGGGCTGCGGCCTTTGGACGTTCCGCTGCCCTTGTCGGTTGCTGTTGCCCTGGCGGTCTGGCTGCCAGCCGGTTTGCCGCTCATATCATCCTTTTGGGGTTTTCGCCCCTGGTAACTCGGTGCTGTTCCCTCGCCTGACATAGTGATACCTCCTAAGATTTATTCCAGGGGTTAATATCACCCCTGGGCCCTTGCGGACTCATTAACGATCGTCTGGCCATATTTTCGGCCTGTAAAGCGTGAATCCTTGCCGCCTGCTCCGGATCCGGACCGCGCTTTTTCTTTTTACGCTTACCGCCTGCATACCGAATAACGGTGCCGAAACTCGGTAGCTGGCTACTTTTGCCCTGGTCTGCATCCCTCATAATTAAAGGCCTGTTATCATCGATGATCGACTTTTACGGAGCTCGCGGGCTTTAGTCGTTATCTCTCTCATTTTGGCCAGGCGCGTCTTGCGCTTTTCCTCGGCCGATTCGCCGGACTTTGCCGCCACATATCCGCCGCCCTTTCCCTTTTGGGCTGCCTTTTTTGCCTTGTAGTCGGTGCCTGGCGCCGTTTGTGCTTTGGTTCGATCTCGACTTGCCTGGATCGCGCCGGTTTTGTCCGTGGTCGACTTGGCCATTTTAGTACTGCTGCCCATCTTAGCCGTTTTATTCGTCGGTGGTGGTGCTCCCATTATAGTACCTCGTTCATTTCTTTGCGGTTTTTCATGCCCTCGATAAATTCCTGGGTAGCATTGATCCGTTTCTTTCGCTTTTTCTTTAGCTTTTCCTGTTCCTCGCGGGCCCTTATCTCCGCGGTTACGATACCGCCGCCGTGATAGGCCTCCGGATCATCTTTGTTAATATCGTCCTCGGTCCATCCTTTTGATCGTGATACGCCCATCGTTTATGCTCCTGTAAAATAGCCTGGCCGTGACTTGGGTTTCCGCCGCGGTTGAAATCCAGACATAGGTTGACGCGAGGCCATCATTTTTGCCATAGGCGCGACTTCCGCCTGTGCTCCTGGTGGCGGTACTGCAGCTGGTACACTCTCGCCACCATCCAGGGGCCGGATCGGCGCGGCCGGACTAATAAGGCCGGTTCCTGGCCTCAATAATCGACCGCCACCGCCGGCGCCTGCATCCTGTACGCCTTTCGGAGTCGGGCCCATATCCATAACGCCAGCTCCGCCGCTGCCGACGTCGGCGCTTTTTCCGGATCCGCCGGTCGGGATCGGTGCGGCCACCGGTTCGGCCGGCATAACCGCGGGGCCCTGGGCGCCGGTTGCCATTTCGGGCTGGCCGGCGTTTGCCTGGGGCATCCTGGGTCCGCCGTGTAAGCCGGATAATTCCTGGCCTGGTATGCCGCCTGGGCCTCGATCCCCTGGTCCGCCCCTGGCAGTTTCCATAGCCGATCTTACCGCGCCTTGTTTAATCGGTCCTCTACTCCGAGCACCCATTTTAAGCGGGCCGGCCATTTGCGATTGTGCGCCCATTCGCAGGCCGCCGCCGCCGCGTTGGGCGCCTTTCTTTAACCGTCCGACTCTTGCTGCTGCTGCTGGCATGATCTATCCTTTCTTGGCTGGTTTTTTAGCTGGTTGCTTTGGTGCCGGTCGTTGTGCTGTCATTTCCGAGCGTTTAGAGGCCTCAATATCCGCTAAGACTTTGGCCCTATCGATCTGCCGGCCGGCTGCCGCGTCGGTCTTTTTAAAATCTAATTCCTCGTCGGCCAGTTCTACCGAGCTCTCGATCGACATTGTTTCCGCCTCGATCTTTTCAACCTCGGATCCCACCTTATCGGCCTCGACTTCCATCTTTAATGAAGTGGCCGCCGCGTCGGTTTCCAATTTCTCGGCCTGGGCCTCCTTAAATCGAATCTCTAACATCTGAATGGCCTCTAACAATTCCTTTTGTTTGGCCTCGGCCTCTGCTTTGGCCTGCTCTTTGGCCACTTCCTCCGGATCCTGGGGATCCTTGCTCGGATCCTTTTGCCCTGTTATATCGCGGATCCGCTGCACTAAAGTTTCCTTTAGCGGTACATCGGACATATCGACAATAATATCGAGCATGGCCATAGCTAATTCGGGCGGTAATTTTTCGAGCATCGAGGTTAATTGCTCAAAGGCTGCCTGGCGCATCGAGGCCGTAAAGTTCTGGCTATCGATAACAAAATCGGCCTGGCTGGCCGTTATATCGTTTGTCATTTCGCCGGTTTCCGGATCCTGGTAATTGAGATCGACAAAATCCCACTCATTCGGGGCCCCCTGGATCCGGATTGTTTTTTCTTCGGTGTAAAATTGTTCGACCAGGGAAAGTTTTAGCTCGCCTATCAGCTGAAAGGCCAGGCGGAGATTGTCAAACATGGTCATGGTTAAGGTGGTACCGAGCTCCTGGCGGGCCGTTATCGCCTTGCCGCTAACCGCGTTTGTTTGCCTGCCCATCATTTCATCATTAACGCCGCCGGTCCGCTCGATATACTCGGCGTCCTGGTTCATCAGCATAATATGTTCGCCGGCCAGCTGCGTATCGGTCTGGAAATCAAATCGGGTGCCTTGCTTAACTCGGATGAGGCCGTCGGGTCGGTCCACTTCCTGCTTAATATCATCCCAATCATCGGTGGCGTTTTCATCGGCTACAACCTGGCGAGTATTGAGAATATGCAGGGCTTTCGATCGGCGCTTGTTTAGATCTTCCTGGGGATCGCGCAGCTGCCGGATCATTCCATAAGGTGAATTGTCAACCTTTTTGCGGTTTGCCCAAATGGGCACGAAAGGAAAACGGTTGTGATTATAAGGCGTCGGGCCGTCGTGCAAGATGCCCCTGCTGCAGAAGATCATTATCCTAACGCCCATCCGGATTGCATCCACCGTACTGGCCAGGCCCTCTTGCACTAACGCCTGGTGGTTCTCGCTTTGCTCGTCGTACATGACGCCGTTTAGGGTGCCAATATCCTTGCCTTTCATTATCTTGCCGCGCATCGGCTCTTTATACCAGGCTTCAATTAGGCGGACGCGGTTGCGGGCCCAGGTGGTTACGCCGGTATCTCCGGACAATTCCAGCGCGAATCCTGCCTCGCCCTCGACCGGATCAACATCGATCTGTTGATCTTCTTCCTGCCAATACAGATCATCCTTTTGCACTGCCAGGCGGACAATGCCCAGGCGGTCCGGAAACATCGAGGCCGCTACATCGAAATCCACCCATTTGGATCTGAATAAATAGCGGCCGTCGGTATAATCGGGCTCAACGTGCAGGGTATCCCACCAAATATTGCGCCAATCTTCCCACCTTACGAATACCGGATCATCGTCTATATCAGATTTAACGCCGGCCTCTAACCATCCGAGGCCAGATTTAACCGAATCCTCAAAGGCCCTGGACCGGTGGAATTGTTCTTTATTAATATCGGATACATATTTAAGGATCTTGGTTTTCGTTTCGGCCAGGGGCCGGTCCTCTTTGCCCCTGGGTAATACCAGATAATCGATCCGCGTTCTTTTCTCGGTACCGATCACCCAATCACAAGTGGGCTTGATCTGATTAAAAACCGTGGCCTTTTGCCCGCGATCTTTGAGCTCGGTTTTATCATCTTCCTCCCATTGATCGCCGTCATAAAACTTATGATCTTTCATTTGCTCGATACGAAAATCGCCCTGCAGCTGGCGCTCTCGTTTGTACCATCCATTTAGCCGGCGGTACCTGGTGAGCACTTTAGGATCATAATCATAGGGATGCTTTTCAGTGTCGCGGGTTTCGGCGTCTGTAAAACCGGCTATTGCTAATTCTTCCTCTTGGGATAGGCCCTGGTTGTAACCATAATCCGGATCGTTAAATCGGTCCGGCTCAACCGCTGGTGTATTGGATATATCCGGCATTGGTATCCTCGCTTATTTCATGGTGAAACGGTGTGCCGTCGATCCTTACAATGGCCGAGGCCACCGCCTTTTTTTCGGGTGCAAGGGGTGGCATCTTCAATAGATCGTCAATCCTCGCTTGAATCACGGCCGCAATTTCTGCCATTTTCTTGATAGTTGGCTCTCCGAGATCAAAACGCTCCAAAACCGCCTGGGATACTCGCCTCATGTGCTGCTCAAACGTGGCGTTATGGTCCTCTGAGTACTCGTAAAGCTGGTTCATGCCGATTAAAAACCTCATTCCTTTGTTGCTGGTTCGCTCGACTTTGGGCGCCAGGCATATTACCGGCTGCCTATCAAAATATCCGAGCTCGGATCTAATCTCTGCCATTTTAATAACCTCCTGGTTATTGGGCCTGGACGGTCACGCGCAATCCAAACGGTACACCCATCGACAACTTAACCGCGGCCTCGTTGCTGTTGGCTGAAAAATTGCCGTCGTTATCGGTTAGGACCACCACAAAATAAATCCACTTGCCAGAATCCGACGGCGCCAGCTGGTACACAAATGGGCTGGATCCGGTACCGATCGAGGCATAAGGCCCGCCGGCTGCCGAGGCCTTAAATACTTCCTGTTTGGCTATATCGGTATCGGCCGGATCTGTTGACCAGGTTAGAGTTACCGTTTTAGCCTGGTTGGCATATACGCCGGCCAGGTCCGCCACCGCGGCCGGTGGCTTGAAATCAATAACGGTAGGGGCGCCCTCTTGCAAGTCGGATGGATCGCTATCGTTGCCGGCATGGTCGATCGCCGTCATTTTGAAATAGGTCGGCGTTTCCTGGCCGTCGGGCACTGTGATTGTAAAGGTGGCATCGTACCAGCTGGCCGGATTACCATCGTAAACAATATCGCCCTGCAGGGCCCACTGGTCAAAAGGTATATCGGGATCCAGTGACATAAATAATTCCCACTTGGCCAGGTCCGGAAGATCATCGGCCTCTTGCTGCCATTCAAAAGTTAATTGTTTCTCGCCGGCCTGGGCGAATCCTGCCAGCATGACGATTAAGAAAATTACGAAAATCGTTTTTAGCCTGTGCATAAGGTATCCTCCTATACGCTCATAGCGGTTCGGCGTCGACGTTTCCACTTCTCGGCGCCGCGTTTCTTGGTTTTGTTGCCCACCAGGCGGACCATGACATATTGAAAGGCATCATGGATATGGCTAAACCGGTTCTTTTCCGGATCGTCAAAATACTCGCCGGTGTTCATTATCTCTTTGTAATGGTATCCGCCTAAGAATCCATTTAATAGCCTGATACACCTGGGATCGATCAAGCATCCATCGATACGCGCCAGGATCCCATCGACGGCCTGCGTTCTGGCCGTAAAGTTTTGCTCCGAGCTCTCGACGGTCACGCCCTCGCCGGCCATTAAAATGGCGTTGCTGGTAAATCCGCCCTCTTTCTTACTAAACTTGGCTGCGCCGGCCGGATCCCCATAATCTACCCACTCGGCATTAGGAAACTCGACGTTGCATTTTTCTTTCACCCACTTAGTAAAATCAATGATCCCCATCTTATCGTGACAAAACTCGCGCATCACATGAAACCGCATAGGCGAGGGGTTTTGCACTACAAGCGCAGCTGGTACATTCCCCGAATTATCCCATCCTCGATACAGGGTGCCAGGTCCGGACCATATCAAAGGGGCGCTGGCCTGGTGCATATCGCGCCGGAAATTATAATAAACCAGCTTGCCCTTGACCAGGACGCCAGGCTTTCCATCGACGTACATCTCGATCCAATCCGGTGTGTCCTTATAATCCAGAATCAAATCGTTGTAATAACCTGGGCGGAGATACTTCTCGTTTTCCCTGGGTGGCTGCCAAAATCCCTCATGGTTGGCCAGTGGTTCAATTTCCGCTATGGGCCCTGGTACATCGTTCTGCCAGGCAAATTGATGATAGGTGGGCATTTCAATATCGGGCGGGTTCGTCGTTTCTATACCGAATCGAGGTAGGGGGAATGTTTCCTCACCATCGATGATCCATTCGGGCGGGATCTCGCCGTATCTTTCCTTATACCACTGCAGGGCCTTTTTCATCTTAGGAAATCGGCCGATCCTGTTTTTAAGCATCCTCTTGATAGCGTCGGCCACTTCGATAGACTCATCGATCCAATAGCCTGTTATTTCCAGGCTCTTAAACTTCTTTACGTCCGCCTCTCGATCGCATGATCTAAATAAAAGGGTTACGGTAGGGCCGTCGGGATGCTTAATGGTGTACTTCTGTTCCTGCTTTAGAAAGGTGCCGAAAGGAAACCACTCGAAAATCGTCGCTTGCGTGGTATCTCGGAGCTCGGCATAGGTATTGCGGACAACAACAAATTTGCACTCTTTGATATTGAATTTATTGAAAAGATGCCAGGGTATAAGGTGGCACACTTCCCAGGTGGCGCCGGTTGTCTTTCCGGATCCGACCGGACCGACTACGCCGCGGATTGCTGCACCGGACTTGTGGAATTGCCTTAGTGTTGGTATCGCGTCATAGGTAACGCTTTCCTCACCGGCAACCGGTTGTGGTATTGCGTTTGACAATTCAATCTCCGCATCGGCTTTCCTCTCCTTTTGCTACCACCCTCCTGGGTGGTTCATTTTGTTAAATGGGATCCATCGTGCTTTAGTGCGATTGACCTTGATCGCCGTGGATCCGCGGGTTAATAGTTCGCGCTGCGCTTTGCTCCATTGATCGCCCTCGAAAAACTTTCTATCGATCTCGGCCGCCTCGTCCAGCCAATCGCCAGGGCTATGAATAATGGAAACGCCCTCATACCTACCCAGGGCGCCTGTAAAAATTGGATTCATGCCGGCCGCTGCCGGCGCCTTTTGCGCTGCAGCTGGTACCGCCTCGATCCCCAGGGCCAGGCCCAGGGTGCCCAGGGTGGCCAGCTGCAAAAACTTACGCCTATTTATTTTCAAGTGATTTTCAAGCATTTTTCATAAAATGGGCTATTTGGGTGAAATTACGCAAAAAACGGCCTCGCTATTTGCGCGAGATTAAACGATCGGACCATACCGAGGGGTCAGAGTACCTTGATTTTAGGCGGTTATTTGCCTGGACATTCCCGCATCGGCCGGTTTCTCTAAGTCGCCCACAATGTAGTAAGTTATCTTATCGGCGCCGGATCCATCCTCATCGATGTTAAATGCCTGGCGCTGCAGGGGTACTATTTTGGCCACCACTTCGGATACAGTTTTCAAGGTAGTGTTTTGATCTTTCAAGGCCAGGGTGGCTGCCACCACTAAATTTTTTCTTATGCGCTTGCCGGCCGCGAGCTCGTCCATTATTATATCGCCTCTTATCAATCGGTCCAGGGTTACATCACACCGCCGCAAAATTTTATGGAATAAAACCTTGTGAGCGCCGATCACTCCTGCGCCGAGCTCGCCATACTTATCAATCGCCTCTGTGTAGTTCTCCGGTGTAACCTCTTGCTGTAACTCGGCCTCGATCGTTTTCTTTTTTACCGAGGCGCGTACATCGTCGGCCATGTTCCTGGCCCATCCGTTTTTGTCGGCCTGCTTCATAATGGCCTGGCGGGTGGGTCCGTAAGTGCGCGATATTGCAGCGATAGATAGCTGGCCTAATATGTACTCCTGTTTGATCTCTTGCCACACTTCGACCGGATAACCGTTGCCATTACCGTTGCCGTTTTTCTGCCCTTTCGACATTTCGATTATGCCTCAATAGGGTTCTGGCCAGTTGGAGTTGTAACCGGTATTCGGTTTTCTTCCATACTGGCAATTCTCTAAACGGTAGCATATAAGTTTCTAAATTGGCAACTAAATCCTGCGAAATGGTGCCGGCGTCGATCATTTCCTGGGCGGTTACTTTCCATTTATCATGTAACTCATGGGGATCCAGCTTAATATTTTCAACCATTTGGGCCATTTGTGAATTAAAAAGGGCCTTTTCGCCGTCGGAAAGATCCCCAAAAGCCTCGATAGGTGTAACCGGATTGGCCAATTCGTTAAAACTTCTAATCGCCGCATGAATAAGTGCGCCTATTTTATCAGTGGTCAATATCATTTTACCATCCTCTGCGCCCAGGGGCGCCACTGGCCCCTGGGCCGTTACGTTCTGCCTGGGGGTTTATTCGGGATCCCCGCCAAACTCGGCGTTAAAAGCTGCCCTGGCGGTTTTGGTTCTTAGTTCCTCGTCGGTGGCCATAGCCTCTAACTCCGCCTCGGTCTTACCGGCGGTCGTTTTCTCATAAAGCCTTATGCCCGCCTCTAAAAACGATAACATGATGGTTAATTCTGCTGCTCCCATTGTATTAACCTCCTGGTTTAGGTTGTTGTTTCGGGGCCCTGGCCGGCCTTAATCAAGGTATTTGGCTATTGTCACCACCATTTTCTGCCTCAATTTCAACCAGGCGCCGTTATAGGCCGTCGGATCTTTGGCCGGATCCATTAGAGCTATCTTCCATCCATCGAGGGTGGTTTCGATCGCGTCGAATACCGGATCGAGATCTTTTTTAAGATCTGCCTTTTCCTCGGCCGTCAATAATGCACCGTACACCGTTAGGCTTTCCAGCTGGTCGTTGTAAAACTTGCGGGCCGTGACATATTTACCGATCGCGGTATCCGGAATGGGGTTGCCCTGGAATTGCCCCGCCGCGCAGCCGGCTATTGCAAGTGCTATAGCAAGTGCGATAAAGGGCGCCAGGCTATCAAAGATTTCATTTCTAATTTGCTTCACCATTTAAAGGCCTCCTTTCCTTTATTGCGCCGGCATCCTGGGTTCAACTATGCCGGCATCGGTTTTCATCCTCTTTGTAACAATTACGGCCAGCTCGATCTGGCCAGAAATATAATCATCGAGGTTTTTAATTCCAAGATTTAAAATTTTCCTGGTGGCGTCGGGTATTTGCTGGTTGATCTGCAGGACCGCCGCGGATTTTAGTTTCTGCGCTTCTTCCTGGGTAATGATCCCATCGGCGCCGGCCTGCTTAACCGTTTCATTTAATTTGGTTACGGTCGTTTGCACCACCTGGGAAAGGATCCCCACCGCCTCGTTTACCGCCTCGTTATCGGTTCTCTGCTTAATCCATTTTTTGAGCTCGTACAGGGCCCAGGTTGTCAAGGCCGATACGGCCGCCACTGCAAATGGAATTATGATCTGCAAAAGCTGTTGCATTAGGGTTGGCTCATCCATCGGTTTACCTCCTTAATTGCCGTTAGATTTGATAAATATCTTAATCCGCTCATCCAGCCGCGCTAATAATTCGGATTGCCGGTCCATCTTGACTTCGATCGCGGTTACATGGCCTTTCATTTCGTCTTTGTACTCGTTAAAATCGTTGCGGGGTACAATTTCCTTTTTGAATTCATCCCAGGCAAATATCCTGGCATTTCGGGCCCGCTCTCTGCTTTGATCCATGCCTTTTAAATCGTCGCGCACTGTATCGATTCGATCGCACACAAGCGCCTGGCAGTGGGTCCGGTGGGTCGCGCAATTTTCATCCAGCCGGCCTGTCACTGCCTCGAAACTTTCCAGCGTTACCAGCGTCGGCAATTTGTCCTCCAATTCTTTAAGCCTCCTGGCGTGTTTACTTAAATTTTCCTTTAGATTGGGGATCGCATATCTTACCGTACCCAGGACCGCTGCAGCTGCCACAATTCCAACAATACCTATTTCCACAATAATGTGTAAGTTCTTTAAATCCACTGATATAGGCCTCGATTTCCATTTCCGGATCCCCAAAAAACAGAAAGCCTGGGGGTGGTCAAACCCCAGGCCTCTTGCAAAAGAAGATTGAATAAATTGGTTGATCCATTTTGTCGCCCGCCTACGTTCCAATGTGACTCAGGATAGCAGGCAACATGGTAAAGCTAATTATTCGGGTTTGTCAACGTCTTTTTTTTCAGCGTCCGGATCCTCACCCTCGCGGCCGCCGTCTACCAAATCCTTATAATGCTCCGGATCCGAGCTCTGCCCGCCGGTTGCGCCTATGCTTTGAATGTTTTGAACCTGTTTAATAACCGTGGCCGCAAATTTGGTTGCCTGCTGCGCGTTCATGGCCATCCATGATACCGATTGCCCGAAATCAATAATAATTTTATCGTCGCGGGTCATTACCTGGACCTTTAGATCTTTGCTCTGCCTTAACGGATCCAGGCCCGCTTGATCGCCGCCGATTTTAATACCGTGTTGCTTTGCCAGCTTTTTAACCTCGTCTAAAAATGCCATTTGGTTTTTAGCATCCTGTACGCTCTTATCGTCACCGTTTCCCTTGCCCATTTTCGCTCCTTTCGTATTCGTTATAATGAAATTCAACCGCTTTAGCGCCTCGCGCCTCTAAATGTTTCTGCATAATATCAAGATCAAATCTATCTTTCTCATCGGCATAAACCTTAACCTCGACCAGTACCACCTGGCCGGCGATCTGCTGCGCGTTAAAAAACTTCCTGGCCTCCGGTTGATATTCTGCATAAGTTTGTGGCGTCGACTCTTGCCTCAAATCCAATACCAGCTTAATCATGTTTTAAACCCTAAATTCTTGCTTACCCTAACGTGCTCCGCGTTTCCCACCTGGGCCCGCATTTTGGCCATAACCTCTTTGTAATACTTGCCGGCCTCGCCTTGAAAAATGAGATCCCCACTTTTAGCAAAGCGCCACCTGTTCATCAATGCGTAATAGCTGGCATTGTCAATCCATTCCTTTTGATCCTTATTCATAATTGTACCTCCTGCACAAGCGTAAAATATAAACTGTGAAGTGGCCGGCGGTCTGGCCCGCTCTTGGCCAGGCGCCGGACAATTCAGAGTTTAGATTTTAAAGCGAATAATCAGACTCGCGGCCGCATCGTTTACAATACATGGCCGAAAACTTCTTAAAACCCGCGAGCGGATCCTTTCCGGCCAAATCCATAACCTCGGCGCTCGGTGGAATCCCCTCTAAGGCATCACCGGTCCATTCGTGATCGCCAATTAAGCACAAAAATTTTCCCCACCATTTTTTTATCATGTTACCCACCTTTCCCACCACTCTAACGCGATCGGCGTCAACCAAATGCCGAGTATCACCGCCGCGCCGATAATCGACCATATAAAAACGATTGCATATAATTTTTGCTTTTTCATTTTTCCTCAAAGTCGAATAAAATTTGATCCGGATCGTATTTCACCGTCATGCCGTCTTTTACCCGCGTTTTGATAAAATTGATCTCGGTCTTTTGCTTAACCTGGCCCTTATCCATTTTCACCGTTACGGCAAAACCGACCTTTACCTCTCGATCGCCATTTTTGTACGCCTGGTCAATTTGATCGGTATATATATCGAAATACCGGCCGATCGTGGCGAGCGCGTTCTCTTTTATCTTCTGCATTTTTAATATATTGGCCATAAATCCTCCTAAAAAGCAGGCCTGGGCGGTCCGCCGCGTCCTTTTCCTTATTGGGGATTACGTTGCGGCCGCCCAGGCGTCCGACGGATTGCCCGCCGGTCAGTTAAAATCAATTCTTTATTATCGAGGAATTCCACTAAAGCGGAATTTAATTTTCCGGTGGCCAGGATCCGGCATAGGCGCCCTTTTAGCCGGCGCCGTACCGGATTATTCGCCCAATAGTAAACATAGCGTTTCAATCAAATAATTTCCGTTGTTTATCGGTGCTTTTCTTTATCACCGTGGCATGGTGGCCGTGGATAACGTCAATAAGCGCCTTACACTTTCGGCACTCCGCCTGTTCAGTTGTGCCTGGCGCGATCTCTCGCCTATCACTGATAAATGGCCGATCGGCCAGGCACTTGGGGCACGTTTGGACGTAAGACAATTTCACCCTGGTTCGGTCCTTTCGGATCCATCAGCGATCGCGGTTTCCTCGCTGGCCACTTCGGGCCCTGGCGGATCTAATTGCTCAACTACCGAGCCCGCGCCCAGGTTTCCATTACAGGCCATTGGACCATGTGAGGCCTTTCTTGCAGCATGATAGGCCTTTTCGACTTCCTCCGGATCCGCGAAATACTCGCGCATGGCCGTTAAAAGTTTATTTGTTGATTGAAATGTGAGCTCGGCGCATCCAACTCTTGCGATAACGCCACCATTAACCGTTGGTATTACATGGATTTCGTAAGGAAATGCCAGTTTAAATTCAATCGTCATGGGTGCCCTCGACTCCCCGCTGTTCTCGATTCGCGGTCCTGGTTTCAAGAGCATCCAGGGCATCTTTGAGATATAAAAGGGCTGCCGCGTTTTCGTCACAAGCGAATTTAGATTTTTGATAAAATTGGATCCGGTCAATAGCCGCATAGATAATTTTTTCGACAAAAGCGCCATTCGGGATCCTCCGATCGTCACCGCGCCCCAGGGGGCCCATCTGCCAGGATATAGTAAATCCCAGGCCACTTGATACGCCGCCGGCTGGATTTCCATCTGCATCGATCCAGTGCTCGCTAAAGAATTCCATCGGCGCTACTTTCATTTCGGCCAGCTCCGCCTCGGTGGTCGGTACCGGCCTTTCTTCCTCATTTAACATCTTTAGGATCTCCTTTCCCTTTTTCGATCTGTGTTTTAATATCCGCCCACTCGTCCAGGTATTTCAAAACGCAATCAAGGGCCTCTAAGTGGGTGGGATCCAGGCCCTCCCATTTTTCGGGCTTGCCTTTGGCCTCTTGGCCCTCGATATGTCCGTTTAAAAAAAAGTGGATCTCGCGGATTGAATCTCTAATACCTGGCTCGCTCGGATCTTGAAACATAAATCACCTATTGATTTAAAAGTTTATGCACTTCGCGCTGCCAAAAATCACGTTGTTTCCTGGCATCGGTTAATTGGGATCTGCAATATTGATCGCCTGGGTTTTTCGCGCATCGATCGGTTAAGGCCTCTACCTGGCGCTGCCAGTAATACAGCTGGTTTTGTGCCGCGGATAGCTGATTGTTGCGCTGGATCTGGATCATTTGTTTCTGCAGATCTGATACCCATAGTTCGTGCACTTCCCTCGGTGTAAACTGGTCATTAAGGCCCCATACCGCGCCGAATAGGGCGAAAACTGTTAAGATCGTGCCGGCAATTATCTTAAATTTACCGTTCATCGTTGGACCTCCTTTGCTGCTCCCAATAGGATCTTAGAGCTTTTAAGGTTTGATCCAACTCCTTTGGATCGCAAATGGGGTGCCATTTCTTTTGGTGGCCGTCAATCCCCTTATCGATCGCTTTTAAAAATGCCGTTAAAATCGCCTCGCCCTGGGCCGCGTTATCCTTTTCGAGCACCTGGGCCAGCTCACCGACCGCGAGCTCGATTTTTTTATCTCACAAATCCATCACCACCTTGATAATCTCATCGATGGTAACAGGATATTTCCTGGGCCGGCCTGGTCCGCGCTTTTTCAAAACGGATACAGATCTGCTATGGTTAGGTGCTGCCGCTCGATCCAATAGGTATTAACTTTCATTTTCCGATCGCCCTTTTTAACGCAATATTTAACCTCGTCGGCCTTTATCCGCGAGATCTTTCCCAAAAGAAAACACTCGCGCCGGCGCAATTTCACCCAGGCCAAAACATAAGACTTTGGGATCCATTTTTTATAGTGGACAACCGGAATTAACAGATTAGGTTTATAATCTTCGGCCGAGGACTTTGTATTGGATCCATCCGGAAAGTCGGTGCCGTCCTCTACACTATCGCCCTTATTCCAGGTCGTTTCGACTATCGGCCAGCCGGTCCATTTTGAATAAGCTACCTCACCAATCGCGCCTATAAAGCTGCGGTACCAGGGCGCCTTGTCCTCATAAAAATTCTGGCTATTTTTTGTATTTCCCTGGATCCCATCTTTTTTTGCGGACTTAAAAGGACCATATCTAAATTTACCTAACTTTAGTGAATAATACAAATCATCCTCGGTTAGATCTATCCGGATCGGCTTCACTCCGTACCCCTGTCTTTTGTGCGATCATATAGTGGCAATTCATCGTTTATGCTTTCGGTATCGCCCAAAAGATCGCCGCGCAGTGCTTTTTTTGCCTCTCTTTTTAGGCCCGCCCGAATTAATAATGAAACAAAGGTTAATGCACTTTTGGCCCGATTATCCACTTGCTTATATACTGATATTTGCGCGTTTAGATCATCCCTGGTTATCTCGCCATCCCTAAAATTCGCTAAGAGTTTTCTTAATTCGTTTATCTCGGTTACAATCATGCCCATTATTATCAATCTCCTTTTCGATTAAATTTTCTACCTCCCCGCTCCATTTTTTGACCACTTCTATTTTTTGGTTTAATTTGTCCGCCTCTTTTATTTCTGCCTTTGCTTTCCGGATCTCGCGGTATAAAATTAATTGTTCTCTTTTAAACTGGATTAATTCCTTGTTATTGGTTCGCAATCCAGTAGCCGCATAAATCAAGGTTTTTATATAATTGTCGTTTAATTCATCCCGCCCCTTTTTATTGGCTAAAACTATTCTCGGCCTGTTTTTTTTCTGATATAGCGCCTGGGATATGCGTAGTTTTACCCTGTTTTTTTCGCGGTATTTTCTATTATATCGCCGCCTTTGTATTTTTGAGTGTTTATAATTGGCCTTTTTTCTATTATTGTTAGCGCAAACTACACAAGTTCCTGTACTTTTATATCGTGATGATTTTCCAGTGTTTAAGTACTCATGCCCGCGAATACATAACGTGCCAATATAACGATTTTCCGGATTAACTTGCGGGCCTGGTCGTATCATCTAAAAGGATCCCTAAAGCCGGCCAGGTTGTGCAACCGGATAGGCCGGACTTTAATATATGCGTCCTGGGCTGCCGCGGCCGCCTCGCTGGTCGTTCTGGATCCGCCGCCGCTGGCGCCCATTGTGTGCTTAGTATCGAGGCAAAATTCAACATGGATAATTTTAGTTTTGTTGGAATTCCACCAAAAAGCCAGGCATCCTAATTGAGCTCCGGATCGCTCGCTATCAAATTTATCGTAAAGGCCCTGGGCGGTCCAATCTCCGGACCTGGGCAGGAGATCGACCGATTTAAGGATTTCGATACACATACCGCTGCAATCAAATCCCTCGATCGTATCGGATCCGCCCCATCGATAAGGCAGGCCGTGAAGTGACCAGGCCACTTTTTCGGCCAGCTGCAGCTTGTGGATTAATTCATGGTTTTCCATTTTAACCGCCTTTCATTTTTGGATTTCATACCCTTGATATTCGGCCTCAAATTTCTTCATTCTTAGCTTTCCCTGGGTGGATCCGTATTTTTTGCGCCAGTTTTCGCAGGATCCGCATAGGATAATGGCCGAGTTTCGTTTCTCTTTATCGCCGTTACTCGCGTATTTAACAAAAAATATACCCTCGCCGTTGCACTCCGCGCACTCGCCATACTCCGGATCGTTTACCATTTCCGGATTTTCTTTCATAAACATTATGATGGATTCTTTAATTGTGAAAAGCATATTGAAAGGGCGCCTGGCGAGCTCGGTTTTTAACCGATTAAGGGCGCCGGATAAGACTTGTAAGGAATAGCTGGAAAGGTGGTCAAACCAGCTATCGATCGCCGCCTGGGGTGGCTTGTCGATCGCGGTCGATTCATAAAATTCATTAATCAATTCTCGGTAAGTTTCGAGATCCATAGTTTAAAATCCTCTGCATCAATTTTGTTATCCTCGCAATATCGCAGGCAGGCCTCCTGGCCAGACTCCCGCAATATGCCGGCCGCTATTTTATAACGGCGCTCCCTTACTCTTTGTTTCTCCGACTTGGCCAGGGTTTTTGACCTCTTGGCCTCCTGTAAATAGGCGTCGAATTTTCGCGGCCGAAATAGTGTATCTGGCCTTAAATATTGATTCATTTTAGAATCGCCTAACCATTGATCGGTTTTAACGGCAATTACATCATAAAAATCTTTTTCCGTATAGCCGGTTTTGAATCGAGCTCGGATCTGGCCCCTGGTCGATTCGTTTTGATGGTTAAAGCTGGATCCGGTTAATAGGTTCAGATATTCGATTATTTTTTTGTAAGGTATTATTTTTTTAGCCGGCGGTGGTGGGGCGGGCGGTTCGCCCGCGCTATCCTTTCTTTCAGTTTTCTTATTATTTTCTTTTAATAAGGTGTCATTCCCGCCGGCGGTATCACTTGTACCGCCCGCGGGTGCACTACTACCGCCGGCGGTCTTATCAGTACTGCCCGCGGGTTTCTTTACCGCCGGCGGTAACTCTTTCCAGGTGCGATAATGTTTATTAATCCCATAACTTAATGCTCGGCTATTACCGCGGGCGGTAATAATTAAAATATTCATTTCTACCAGGCGTTTTCGCGCCTCGCATACCTTTGAAATTGTTAGGCCGGTCATATCTGCCAGCTCGGTATTTTCAATCCTGGCCTTTTTCCGGCCATAGATCCCATACGTTAGCCTGGCCACCGCATCGATTAACCGCCGATCTATATTTCGGCATTTTAATTTGCAAAGTGCCTCTAATAATTCGTTGGCATATCGAGTATAACCGTCCTCGACTTGCGGGGCGCCCTGGTCCGCCATTTTACACCCCTCGCTTAGTCAGTTTTGTTTATAAATAATTTATGGACCGCAATACCCAGGGCTGCCGAGATCGCCTTTTCTTCCTCATCTGTGGGCCGCATCCGGCCGCGTTTAATGTGTGAAAGTTTCGCACTATCGATACCGGCCTTTTGGGCTATCTCTAAAGCCTGTAATCCGGATTCTCTAATCGCTTTTTCTAATTCCCAATTATGATAAGCCTCGACTTTCATCCTTAAAAATCCTCCTGGTTTTATGGTTTACCTTATTACTAAAGGGATTAAATATCTTTGTCAATCTTAAACAAATCATTTGACATAAATAAATTTTGCAGTGTATAATTGTAGTACGTCAAAGTCGTATAAAAAGGACTAAAGTATATGAAACAAAATGCCGATACAGATAATAAGATGAAACAATATCAACCAACAGGAAAGGGGGATCGAATGTCATACAGGTTTAGGGTGCAGCATAGCGTTACCCAAAAACGCAAAACATTAACCATTAAATGCGCGGATCCGGTAAACATCATGGCCGCACTGGCCTTTAGGGGCTGGATCGTGCAAATCTATTACGAGGTATAGAAATGAAAACAAGAGTTAAAATGATCGAGGCGGACCACATGAATAACGGCCAGGAAAAAAAGATCAATACCGAGATAGTGCAGCTTGAGGCCGCACACGCCACCATTATATCGGTTGAAACTCATTTTTTACCTGGTTGCGGTTATTCGGCAATAATAACCTACACGCAAAAGGATTAATCCAATGGAACAAATTTCAGACGCTATTTTAACCGAATGGAAACGCCAGGCCGAGGCCGACGGCAATCTTAACGAGTATAATTATCACCTGGGCATGGTTCACCCGCCGCTGCCTTATCTAAAGTGGCATTTAAAAAAGACCATGCTTGACCGGATCCAGGCCCGCCAGGATTACAAGGACGGCCTTGATCTGCCGATGGGGGTAGAGGATCGGCACGATCAGCTTATCAAGGAATTAGGATATTAGGCAGGGTGGCATTAGGCCCTGTGCGTTCGCGCCGGTCCGCCGGCGCGGGGTTGCCAAATACAATTTAAAGGGGGTGAATCGATGAGTAGCAGTTTCGACTATCTCACTAAGTATTTTAACGATAATTTCGAGCATCCAGATTGGTATGTCAAATCCCTATTTAAAAGGGCCCTCGATGAAATCCACTCGGCTAACCATGATCTGCAGGACAAAATCAATCGCCACCCTGGGCTGCGCTCGGTTATCAAGGAAATGCAGGATTATAAATTAAAAGGAGATTAATTTTATGGCTGGTTGCGGTAAAAAAATGCAAGAGTATGTGCCCAGGGGTTACGATTACAAAGAGATCACGGTCCGCTGCGGGAATACTTCGCCGCATGGTACGCCCTGGTTGTGCTCTAAATGCGAGAAAATACACGCCGGCACCGATTGGCGCCGCGAGGCCGAGCTTAACGGCGAGGCCTGGGGTCCAGAGGATTATTAACCATGAAAACCAAACTTGAAAAAGAATTAGCAACATTACGCGAGCGGTACCGGCGCCAGAAAGAAAAGGCCGAGCTCGCTTGCCACTTCGCGGCCGATCATCAATGGGAAGAATTAGCCGCGATCGAGTGCGCCCGCCGAGGCATTAAGGCCCGCTTTCTAAGTTTCGGATCTCCGCACAATTCTATGGCGCCCCAATGGGCCAGGGATCTACACGCCGAAATAAGGGCCGAGATCCTGCCGCGCTTTATGGCCCAGGCAAATACCACCCTAAAAAAGATCAACCGACTAAAGGCCCGCCCAAAACCAAAAGTTAAAATCAACATGGCCCAGGTTGTCCAGCTGGAATTTTGGCCGGATCTCGAAAAGGCCGCATAGGGGGTATTGTGCGAAATTTTATAATTGAATTAATTACCGGCAAAAACAGAAAGGCCGTCGATGATAAGATGGTCGATGATCTTAAAGACAAACTGCAGGAAGATGAGCGCATATTGCTAAAAACCGTGGCCGCGGACAATAGGGCCCAGGCCGGCTTTACGATTATCGAGGTTATGATCGCTATGGTTATCCTGGGCATGACGCTTTTAACCGCGACCTCGGCGCTCTTAATGACGATCAAATTAAATACCACCGGCAATATGCAAACGCAGGCCCTTAACCTGGCCCGCGATCTAATGGAAGAAGTACGCTATCAGTTTCCGATCGACGTTGAAAACGGCGATTATGCTTATCAAGATGGGCCCTATACGGTCCGCTGGACGATCACAGAGCATACGCCAGGAAAAGCGAAACGGATCAAAGTTACTGTAAGCTGGAAACGGTTTAGCAACCGTAAAACTATAACCGTGGCCGGTCTTTTCTCCGACTCTATGCGCGATCCTCGATCCTGGGATGGTACGGATTGGGAGGCCTGGAAAGATCAATACGGAGTCACCGGCCTAAATTGAAAGGGTAAGGCATGAAATACATTTATTGGATCATAGGATTTTTTATTATCGCCCTGGTGGCCTACTGCGCCGGCATCCATACCGGCCAACTGCAGGCCCGCCAGGAGTGCGTCGACCAAGTAGCCGAAAACTGCGAGTATATTTGCGGGGTCGGTGCAGATTTTTACTATCCGGACAAACAGGATCCGCCGCGGAGATCCGACGAGTACGAGCTGGTGGACGATAGCATGGTGGCATTTAGAAAGGGGGGATATGGATTACATACCAAAACACGTTAATCTGGATATTCAAGTCAATCCGGAAAATTACGGATTTAAGCAGTGCGATCACTGCGCCGGCTATGGATCCAGCCTAAAGGAAAAGGCCGTTATCTGCTCGAAATGCGACGGCCTGGGGCTGGTTAAAATGAACGATGGGGATACCGAGGACTATCAGATATGAATATTAAAAAATGTAAATGCGGTGCGGATATAGCCTTTATAACGATGGTTACAGGTAAGAAAATGCCGGTTGATGCTAAACCGGAAAACATGGTCATGGTGCCAGAATATACTGGCATCCAATTATTTAGCGATCGCCAGGGGGAAATGGTCAAGGTGTACCGGCCGCATTGGGGCACCTGTCCGCTGGCCGCTGGTTTTAAGAAAAAGAAAAAAGGAGATTGAGAAAATGGTAGACGCCAAACAACAATTAACCGTCGCACTCGCCCAGGCGAAAAAGGATAAATGCAATATCCTTACGCCGGCAATCACCACCGAGGGCCTTACGCCGCTTCATGCGGTTACGGTCGAGCAATTAGAGCTATCGCCGGATCCGAAACAAGGCGATGTTTACCCGCACGATAAGGGTAAGATGATAATCCACAAACAGGGCCTCGAAAAGCTATCTAACCTGGCCGGCATCGAAATGATTAAGACCATGCGGACCGATAACGGATCCGACCGTCAATATATCAGCTACCAGGCCGGCGGGTTTATCCGGAAAGCCGATGGATCCGTCGTTATGTGTATCAAAACTTACGGCATGGATTTTGAGGTTATCGAGGAAGAAGTTTTAGAAATGTACCAGGATAAAATGAAAAAGTGGTGCAAGGATAAGGGGCAAAACACCTGGCCGAATAATCTAAGCGAGGCGCAGCGCCTTGAATATATCGAGGACAAATCCCGCAAAGAGGTTAGGCGCCGCCGGAAATTTAAAGACCAGCTTTGCGAATCCGGCGCCCAGGCCCGCGTTAAACGCGATCTGTTAGGCCTTAAAGCCTTTTATTCTCCGGATGAATTAAAAAAACCGTTTGTAGTGGTCCGCGTGGTTTTGAAACCGGATTATGAGGATCCACAAATCAAGCTACTACTCACCCAGGCCGCTATAAGCGCCCAGGGCCAAATATTTGGATTGCCGCCTGGCGGGGCCCCTATGGGATCCCTGCCGGCGCCAGGATCCGCCGCGCCCGCGCCGCAAATCACCGCCGGCGATCCGGAGATCGAGCCCGCCGCCCTGCCTAATGGTGGGGGCCAGGAAGATGATATAGAGGACGCCGACTATCAAGAGGCTGCCGCCGCGGCCGAGGCCGGCGATCCGGACGCCGCCGACGTTGCCCGCGCTGATTTTGAGGGCGCGAGCTCTAAGGATAAAATATCAATGCTTAACAAACTCATCACCCGCAAAAATTACGATAAGAAACAGTTAAAGATCCCGCTGGTAGAATTTTCGGATCCGCAACTATTATCGTTCTATGATGCCTTATCGGAAATGCCGGAAGATGATATTCCGTTTTAAGAAAGGGGTTATCGATGCCAGGATTAATTGAATTTACACCATACCGGATCAAGAGGATCCGCGCTTATTTCCAAGAGAATACCGAAACATTCGCCCGCCGGTTTGAAGTTACCGGCAAAACTGTTGAATCCTGGGAACAAGGCCGGCGCACTGTAAAGGGGCCCGCCCTGGTTATCTTCCGCCAGCTCATCGAGGTAATGAAACATTATTGCCCTGTGTGCTCGCGCTTAATGTCAAAGGTCAATCGCCGGTATTATTGCCGCAAATGTGAAACCGGTGGCGGCCGCGTACTGGCCCAGGATGAAAACCACATTCCAGAAGTCAAGAAAGGATAAAACGATTATGAAAATCTTACATACTTCCGATTGGCACATAGACGCCAATATAATTGAGGCCGGCCGCGTCCTGCAGTTTTTGGTGGGCGAGGCCTCGGTTATCCAGCCGGATCTAACCGTCATTACCGGCGATATGTTCAACTCGGCCGATGTTCGCCTGGATACGGACGCCGCCAGGCTGGCCATGATTACCGTTAGAAAACTGGTCGATTACTCGGCCTATGGCGTTGTAATTCTTATCGGTACGCCGTCGCATGACGGCCAGGCCGCCAAAATCTTTGAGGGCCTGGATAAGGTTATTGTGGCCGATTATCCAAACTCGATCATATTTGATACGCAACCAGGCGGAGATTTTAAACAATTCGTCGTTTCCTGCCTGCCGCAACCGACAAAGCAGTATCTTGAAACCGTGGCCACCGGCGATATTGAGGACGTTAATCTGAAAATGGTTAATACCTTGACCTCTATCTGTACCGGTTTTGGATCCGCGGCCGCTCAGTATCCGGATGGGCCCCATATCTGCCTGGGGCATTTCTCGGTCCGCGGTGCCAAGATCTCGCCCACCCAACAAATGATGGGTTACGATATTGAATTGAGCACCGACCAGCTGGCCCTGGCTAACCATGATCTATGGTGCCTGGGGCATATCCATCATGCCCAGGAAATCG